CAAAGAAATCTACGAGTATGATTTTTTGAATGTAGTCGGATCGAATCGCGTGAAATTGCAATCCGCGTCGGGAATGGTCGCAGATTGGATGTGGTATTTCCAGAGAAATGACGCTTTTATTCGAAATGAATGGACCAATTATACAAATTGGCCATATAAGACGATTCCATCCAATGTCGTATTAGACACATCCAGCAATCTATACATTTCTGGCGATTACAGTTCAGCAAACAATCGACCAATCATGGAAACATTTGGTATATTATTTGGCGGTGATTATAGAGAAATCTCTATGCCTCGTGGGATATACGATTATGTTGAAAAATACACGCGAACACAAGGATTCGCGAAAGAGGGCCTTTATTGTTATAATTTTTGTTTAAACACGAGTCCATATGATTATCAGCCGTCAGGTGCAGTAAATACAAGTCGATTCAAAACGGTTGAATTTGAATTCACAACGTATACGCCACCCATTGATATAAGCGGGTCAACTGTGAATATTCAGTGCGACCCGAATGGTGTCCCCGTTTCAGTATCGTCCAAGCCCGCGTGGGCATTATACGTATACAATTATAATTTGCATGTATTTGAAGAACGATATAATGTATTATCATTTGTTGGTGGAAACTGCGCATTGATGTATGCGCGGTAATAATTTAACTCAAACTCTGTAGTTCAGTCGAAGCACTCTCGTAGGAGTTAATATTTAGTATGTTGTTTGGACTTTATTTATCGTGTTAAATATCATATTCTATTATATACACATTATACAATATAATATGGGAAAATGGAATAAGAATTGGGACAATAAATGCGATAATGATGAAGATATAACAGACGATCCCGAAATAAATGAGTTAAAGAAAAAGATGCGAAAAAAATGTAAGATCCGTCGTGATAATCCAAAACAGATTGTCGAATTTGAAGATATATATGAACGCCCTCAACCGTCCAACACAAGAGAAGGATTCTCTGCTACAGAAGACGCAAAAGTAGATCCCCCAAAAATAAAGGCGGCCTTAGGCAATTTGTCCAAGCAAGCAGAAGGCGTTGGTCAAGGAACCGCATCCGCGATCAACAAATTAAGTGCGGAACTATCAAATACGTTCGATAGTTTGAATGATCTTGGAGATTTAAATTTTAATCTTGAAGATTTGTTTAAGGATGCAGGGAATCCATTTGACGAATTTTCAGACGACACATTTGCGAAGGATTTTAAAGAGAACACAAAGGGTATCAAAGAAGCAGCAAATGAAGTATCAAGTTCGATGTTGTCCGTCTCGAAAATGTTAACAAACGTGTTCAAAAAGATAGGTTCCTATATACGCATGATTAAGATACAAATTATGTTATTGTTATTACGATCAAATCGTTATATTAAAACGCTTATAACAAACATAGCAAATGCATTGACTAGTAATACCGCAACAACTTCCGAAATTAATACGTTTCAAGAACAGACCCAAAAGTTTGTTACTATACTGATGACCTGGTTTTTTGTGTATAATTGGTATTATATTGTATTCTTCTTGGAAGATTCTGATAATGTTCGGTATACATTTAACACGGATGCGCTACAGGCTAGCAGCAAGGTATTGTATGGTATGTTTGGACCCGCGTTTCGGTCAATCGAATGGATAAATTACCTTATAATTGGCTTTGGTAAAAAAATAAAAGAATGGAAGATATTGAATGCATTTGTTATGTTTTTCCTATTCGTCATATTTTTTATTCTAGTTCACATGAATTTTCAGACCTCTATATTGACGAACTTTTTCAGTGCGATGAGTGGGAGATATAGCTTATCAATACTTACATTGTTTACTATTATAGTCGTTGCTATTTACAGTTTATCATTCTTATTTGGATCATCTATCAATAACAATCTATCAATACAATCGTGGATTGCGAATGCTGCGACCGGTGGAGTTTTTTCGATGTGTTTTTTCATAGTATTGACTATCTTATTTTTTATAATGTATGTAATTTGGGCATCTGCTGTAAATATTCCACTTGGTATATTATTGGTATCAACATATTTTGTGATATATTCATTTATGGGCGTTTTTGTATACGAAGGGTTTAATTGTTTTAATATTATTGCTGGTATTAATGATACAATTGATACTATTAAGCCAGATTTGGAGCTGGAGGCATGTAAACCCGAGTTTGAATGGTCAAAGATACCAAGATATATCTACGATTGGACATCTAGAATGATAACATATGCGTCCGTTAACATGTTCGAGATTATAATTATATTAACATTACTTGGTGGAATTGGAGTATACCGCAAACAATGGACCACTGCCGCCGCGGGTAAAGTTGGCTCGATATTTTCAGGACCATTTAGTATTCAAGAATCATTTAAACATCTGTTTACTTGGTTGATATTAATTAACGTCTTGATAGTTATTCTTATGTGCATGAACTTGTATAATAAATATAAAATTATTACAGGGGTTGCTACTGGCGGCGATGGAATAGCCGATATAACAAAAACTGATCAAACAATGCGGTCGCGCATGGCTGCGTTAAATAATAATGGGACCTATAATATGCCTGTTATGAATGAATCGAAAATAAATAAGCGGATGCTTGATGTAAATGCGGCAATATTGCCGGATAATATAATACCACCACCCCCATCGGTTATGGAAAAGATTGCTGCCGATGCTGTAAAAAATATTGCTACCGATGTTGCGGAGAAAGGTGATGATGCTACGGAGAAAGATACTACTGTTCAGATCCCTACTAATGTCGCAGGTGAGGTTAATGATTCTACGAATGCCGCTGGTGGTGCAGGTAAATCAACAGATGTTCCTTAATCACAATCGAATGATTTTAATACAAAACAACATAAAATAATATGTTGTTTTATGTTTACGATGACCAAATCTAAAAATAAACATAATCATCTACCATTTGTTTCTGTATGCACACCCACTTTCAATCGTAGACCATTCATTGAAATGATGTTTCGGTGTTTTCGAAATCAAACCTATCCAAGAAGTCGAATGGAATGGATCATCGTTGATGACGGCACCGATAAAATTCAAGATTTGGTGAGTGCTTCAGATATTTCCCAAATTAAATATTTCGCAGTTGATAAAAAAATGACCTTGGGCGCGAAGCGCAATTTCATGCATTCCAAGACAGTTGGCGACATTATTGTATATATGGACGACGATGATTATTATCCGCCCGAACGCGTTGAACATGCTGTCGAAGCACTTACATTAAATACAGTTGCGATGTGCGCAGGAGCGAGTGAAATATACGTGTATTTTAAACATATTCAAAAGATGTATCAAAGTGGACCATATGGACCGAATCATGCGACAGCGGGAACATTCGCATTCAGAAAACAATTACTTGATGACTGTCGCTACGACGATGGAGCATCTCTTGCTGAGGAAAAATTTTTTCTGAAAAATTTCACTATTCCTATGGTGCAGCTTGATCCATTAAAAACTATATTAGTATTCTCACATGTGCATAATACTTTTGATAAACGTAACATGTTAAATAATATCCACCCGCAATATTTCAGAGAGAGTCCAAGATCCGTATCCGAATTTATTCGTAGATCATCAGAAAAACAGATCCACGATTTTTTTATGAAGGACATAGATGCGTTGTTAAGCACCTACAAACCGGGTGAACCTGCGATGAAACCCGATGTATTGAAACAAATAAAGGAGCTTGATGCTGAACGAAGTCGTATGGCCGCGGCTCAAGCACAACCGCAAATTATGATTGAAAAACCGGGTGAAGAACGGCGTCCTATGACTGCTCAAGAGATTGTAGCATTATTAGGACAACAACATGAACAAATACGTAGATTAAATGCTAGAATTCAAGAACTTGAATCTGCGCAAACTTCTTCGGTGATAGTCGAAGAAATTAAGTAAGTCTGAATATTCTATTTGTTCACGTCATATATATGTTCGCGCAGCCAAATATTAGCTATATATTTTTTACCGGATATTACCGACGTGCCTGCGTGGAGCGAAAGGGGGTGGCACTTTCCTCCATTTTTCTCCAGCGAGTAGAATAAAAGGGCCGTATTTTTTGCGGGCTTGTAACTAGCATTCAGTTTTGGAAAATGCGTTGCCCCACCTTCATACTCATCATTCAGATATATCAGCATTGTGACTATACGTTGCCCCCCATTTTTTTCGAATTCTACGCATTCTTCTCTGTCGTCACATGATGCATCATAATGAGGACGATAATAGCCGTTGGGTTCGTATTCAACGACCTGCATTTTTTCCGCATTTTCGAAGGGAATATTCGTCAGTGAACACACCCTATGTATAATATTCGCAACCACCGGATCGTCTCTCGATAACCACGCAGTTTTGCTCTGTCTCACATTTTCGAGAGAGCCGCTTACCAACAGACTCTCCCTAAACATGGGACCCGCATTTTTTAAAATATAATTGTTCTCGTCTGGTGTAACAAAGTTCGGATGTAATACTGGATATATATATTCGGAATCTATACTACTATATCCGCGCCCCTTGTATTGATTTACACTATATTTGTTATATATTTCATATAATATAAGCACTAATACAACAAGTACGGCAAGTTGTATTAATAATGAAAGAATATCATCGAAGTCCATTCCTATATACAGGGCGAATATAGTTTTTATTCTAAATTGCGTCATTTCCTGTGAATATACGAGTCAGTTTTTCTAACATCACAAATGTGATTATCGAATGAGGAATGCTCTTAAATAAACTTGCGGTCACCCCTTTATAAAATCCACGGGCCCCGCCTTGGTCATACGTGGTAAATATAACGTCCTTTACTGATATTTTCAATTGATTTGCCTGTAATTGTGACTTGATCACATCAATCGGGTTGCTAACCAATACGCCCATTCCGGTTCCTAATATTGCTGCTATAAAATGGAGCGTGCTGGTCCCCTCTAATCTTGGATATGCACATTGAACTCTTGTTTTGCATTCAGCGTAAACCGATAATCTTATACTATTAAATACAGATGAGCGAAAGGAAGCAACATACCCCCCCTTTAAAAACCCTGAAATACCGTGATCTGTGTATATTTTATAGGCACCTGCCCTTATAGAAACCGATGGAATCTTGGGATTAATTGCACGAACTAGAACAACTTCACTTGGTGTTCCGGTTATTCCGCTAACCGCACCTGAAATAGCCCCAAATAGCGCCTTGTTGGTGAAATTTGGTTCCGAACCATGTTCCCGTTTATGTCGTTGAATCAATTCGGCAAATATTGTTACATTTGGGACAGAATAAGTCATTTGACGCAGTAACCCGGCCGCATATCCTCGATATAAATGCGAAATCGTATATTGGGCGATTACGTTGGTCTGTTGTGAAATTCGTATTACATCGAGTGGATGCACAACAGTTGTCGCTGTAAATGCCGATATTGTGCTAGATAACAGTCGAATGTGTTTATCGTCTTTGGAATTCAGTCGCCGACCGTCGCATTCGGCTACGTGTTTCTCCATATGTATGAAATATAATATTTTATTTCAAAATATTATATTATACGTATTTTCATTATTCATGCTTACTTTTCATCCGACCTCTTCGACTAATGTCTTTGGATTTTAATCCAGATGGTCGACGACGGTTGTTTTGAATAACATTCCCGTTACTAAATATGGGTCGCAATTTGCACCCGGGCGTCTGTCTTCAAAATATCCTTTCTTATCGCGTATTGAATCATTTCCTATACGAATGGACGAACCTCGATTGCCTATTCCCACCGAGAATTTATTATACGGCGACGTTTCGTGTGCACCGCTCAATCGTTGATCATTATTCTTACCATATACACTCATATGTTCCATATGTTTATGCGACAATTTGTCGACCGCATCGTGTATAAAGTCCAAGCCCGTTCTATCGTCAGTTCCTTCGCGCATGTTTTTTGTGCTGTAATTTGCATGGCATCCAGATCCATTCCAATCCCCCTTCAGTGGTTTTGGTTCAATATTTATCACAACACCGTGCTTTTCCGATACGCGATCCAACAAATAGCGAGCCATCCATAAATGGTCGCCCTGATCAATTCCCACACAGGGACCTATTTGAAACTCCCACTGACCCGCGGCTACTTCGGCATTAATGCCGCTAATCGTGAGTCCGGCATCAATGCATGCACGTAAATGCTCTTCGGCAACTTCACGTCCAAATGCATTTGCCGAGCCGGCACTGCAATAAAACTGTCCCTGTTTCTTATCCTCACCATAACCAAGTGGCTTTAATGATGCAGAATCCATCATAAAATATTCCTGCTCTAAACCAAACCAGGGCTCTTCGTCTAAAGCTTGGTCAAAAATATTGGCCGCCCATTCACGATGGTTGTTCAATGCAGGTTCACCGCTCGGTTTAAATGTATCGCACATGACTATTTTATGTGGCGCACCGCGAAACGGGTCGTTAAATAATGCTCGCGGGGTTATCAAAATCTCGGACGCATGACCGGCGGCTTGATTTGTGGAACTACCGTCGTAGTTCCAAGTGGGCAAATCATTCACCGAATTGATGGGACAATTCATTACCCGACCTTTGCTGCGCAGTTCGTAATCGCCCCCGATCCATACATATTCAACTATTGTTTTCGAAGACATTGAATATATTATATATATTTAATATAATATAATATTATGATATAGATACACCTATTTTGACGAAAATGTATGCGCTAGACGAGGGTATTATATTTATTCTAAAAAGTCGTCATCAATAGCCACCGCAAAATCCTTCTTCGACGTCTTGTCCAAGAAACGATACATCCGTCGAACATCCAATTTGGATATATTATATCCATCAAAATGCTCGTCTATTTGTGAACAATTCTCGGAAATAGTCAATATGTCGGCCGATTCGGTTGAAATACACGACGTGCGAAACTCTTGGAAAAATGCGATAAGATCGGTCTTGTCCATATTCATCTCCAAGCACATGTTTGATATGAACGTTTGATTATTATATTCGGTAGAATATTTTGTTAAGACCTTTGTGAATCGTATATCGTCATGATGAAATGCCCGCTTATTACTAGCAAGTGTGTTATGATACAATTTATTGTTGTAAAATGTTTTGATTAATGAACTCATCTCGTTGAAAATCCAAATCTGATTTTGAAACGTAATACGATCAATATAGTCGGCAAAACACATATTATCCAAGAGTTTCACATAAAACGTTAACTGGTTTGACTGGGGCATTGTATTTAAAGCATCTGCTATATTTTCATGCCATAATAATGCAATAACTGTTCGGTCAGTATCATTCATACGCGTATTGTGATCTTTAAACGGTATATATTCATTAAATAACGTCGATGTAAGCCTCTTGGAATCTTCATTATAAGATTTTATCTGAAAAATATTTTGGAGTATGTCGTCCGTTAGCAGATGCGATTTATTCGCGTATAGGTTTTCAACGAACAATAATTTACGTATATCTCCCTGAATATAATTTAATAGCATTTCTCTGTGCGGATCAATCGTAGACCGTGAAATATTCCGTTCTAATAATCGTTCAATATGATGTCGACTCGGCGATTTTAACTCAAATGTGTGACATACTTTCATCAACTCCCTTATTTTTTTGTCCATGTAATAATTTCCTATGCAAATAATGGGATTAAGAGTAACGCTTTCCAAGCGCTGTTTCTGTGTTTTTTTTTGACGAATCAATTTGATTAATGCATTGATTCCACCCTTATCTCCATTATTCATGCCGTCGATTTCATCCATTACTATAGCAATTTTTTTAACCCTTTTATTCATCATGTCCAAGACATTTCGATTCGATATATTATTACATGTAATTGTATCAACCAACGCTTTATTTCGAACATCACCCGCATCATATGTAATTACATCATATCCCAATTTTGTTAACAAATTTGTAACAAAAAATGTTTTACCTGATCCAGGAGAACCATAAATATATATTCCCTTTTTGAAATGAACGTCCGAACATCTATCTTCAAAAGATGATAATATATTTGTTATTTCGTTCACTATAGAAGATCGTTCCAATGTGGCGGAGAAATCTTCATCGTCCTCTTTGCGATGTGAACGAGTTGATGTGTGATAATTTGTAGACATACTTATTTGAGATAATATATATGTTCTACTCTAACTGTTTTTAATAATACAAATTATTGAACGAATCATTTGTATTATGGATGAAAGATATCGACTATCAAACGTTTATGTGAATTGAGAGAAATCGTTTGTAATTGGCATAAAATCACTGCCTTGGGAATTACATGATTGATAATTACTATAACCACCATTATTGTATGCGTAATCATAACCGGCTTGTTGTGGTTGAGGATATCCTGGTTGTTGAGGATACCCCGATTGTTGCTGTTGCGGATATCCTGGTTGTTGAGGATACCCCGATTGTTGCTGTTGAGGATATCCTTGCTGTTGCTGCTGCTGTTGATAGTATTGAGCGTTCGACGCCAATCCGAGCAATCCAGAACCTGCACCTGAAATAAGACCAGTTGCATCCGAACTGACCGATTTCACCACATCCGCCGTTCCTCTCCCCAAACTCGCGAGTCCACTTCCGATGCCCGATGCTATATCAGATACTCCGGATGCTGCTCCTTTCACCAAATCGCTCGCGGTATCGATGGTTTTACTGACTATATTTCCCGCGGTATCAACGGTAGTAGTAACCACATTTCCCGCTGTTCCCACCGTCTTGGTGATCGTATTTCCCGCAGCATCAACCGTTTTCTCTAATACATCACCCGTTTCCTTCAATCCGGTCGCAGCCGCACCTGCCCATGTTCCAGGGGAAGAACTCATCGAACCGGCAGCTTTATATAAATCGGACGGGGTATATTTTTTACCATTACAATCAACAATTTCACCATTCGAACTAATGGATAGATTGCAACCAGAGGATGCCGGGCAAGCGGGACATGCAGGACACACTGGTGGAACAACCTCGGTCTTTAACATATAACGCGGGTCGGAACAAGATTCATGTCCACTGGGCGCAACCTGAGCTACACTCGACGCAACCTGAGCTACACTCGGCGCGGAGGACGCAGTCTGAGAGGAAGACGCAGTCTGAGAGGAAGACGCAGTATGTGAAGAAGCCATGTGCTCACGAATTATACCGATTAATGCGTTCATAGTTGTATCGTTTGATGTAGTTCCTACATCAGGTGTATCAAGCGATAGTTTGATCGTTCCGGTGTTGCCGCTATCGAGTTTTTTATTCGCATCATCTTCTGAAAGTTGTATACTATACGCTAAAGTATACATGGGTGCAGATGATCCCTTCGTAATGAGATTTACCACAATTTTATTATCAACCATTGTAGATAAAACCAAGACATCTCCGTTTAGAGTCTGTTTTGAAACGCCCGTTTTATATTCGGTTGCTGTATCAAATGGTTTATCTTGCATTTTTACACAAATACCCATATTTTTATCATAATACAAATTATCAGCCATCTTAATTGCAGTCACATCTTTACCATTCAGTTTAATTTTTTCAACCGTCTGGTCAAAAGGGGGTGCGTATTTATTTATATTCGCAGTTGTCCCTGAAATACCTATCGATGTATCCAAAGGAGTAATTATAGATGATACACCCCCAGTATTTTTAAAAATCGCCTTGACCGAGTCGTTTTTAATGATAATAATGAGTGTTGATTTATTTACAGGTGCATATAATATTGTATATTTATTATTTAGAATCGAAGCACTCCACGGCGTAGATGATTCGGTCATGATGCTATCGGCGCTCGGCGATCCTGCGGTTGCGACAGATATTGACTTTCCTTCGCTTTCGCGCGTCAACAACGTGTATGCTGTAGAAGCCGCGTTTTCTATCACAATGTTACCATTTTTTGGATCGAACACAAACGTATCACCGGTATCCTCTAAAATAGTTGTTAATTTATTACTTTTGCTATATGATGGAACGGTTTTGGTAGCAGTTGTAACCGGTTCCCACCCAGTACTATTACCTTCGACGACCATGCTTGATTTGTATCCAAATATCATAGCGACGACTAAAACTAACAACAATATGAGAAACAAAATAAACGGGGTTAGTTTTATACTCTTCATGATTTATTTCCGATATATTCTATATATCGAAAATATTCGAACTCTTTGACTAAAACTCCTTCGATTATCGTCTTCAGAGTTCACTCAGTAAACTTCGACTAGCGCCGACAGGTTCGTCAAAATTTCTAAGTCAAAAATTGATATGTAATGCAGACGATTTGCTGGATACAAATAATAATGTCGCTATCGGCTTACTACAACGAACAAAATACATTCGAAATTGGTGTGGATGAGGCGGGGAGAGGTCCATTGTTCGGTCGGTTGTATGTAGCGGCCGCCGTTTTACCTAAAGGAACCGAATTTCAGCATCAGTGGATGAAGGATTCGAAGCGTTTTCATTCCAAGAAAAAAATTAGCGAAATGTCGGACTACATAAAAGCAAATGCGATAGCATGGTCGATACAATATATCGAGTCTGATGTTATTGATCAAATAAATATTCGCCAGGCGGTTCATCGGGGCATGCATAATTCGATTCGCGACATATTTACAAACCAAGGTATTAACTCACGTGAAACATTGCTGCTAATAGATGGTAATGATTTTCGCCCATATTCCATATTTGATGAAACTGCGGAAGAATTATTTACCGTCCCGCATGAAACAATCGAAGGTGGAGATAATAAGTATACAGCTATCGCCGCTGCATCAATCTTGGCGAAAGTCGCGCGCGATGAGTATATTCACGAATTGTGCACGTTACATCCAGAATTAGATGATAAATACCATTTAAATAAAAATCAAGGTTACGGCACGAAACAACATTTGGATGGTATATTGGAACACGGTATTACACAATGGCACCGTAAAACATATGGTAGATGCAAAGAAGCCGAACTGAATCAAATCGTATAATAAATCGAAACGGATGCACTAGCGAAGCATTGTCGCAAGAGTTTATATTTAGTATGTTTTTTATATGTGACTTATATATAATAACCCATCCTATATGTCTTTTACCAGGTTCCATGACGACGATGCACGAATTCAACAACAAATGAAAGAAATGACGTATGCTGGGAGGTATCAATTAGACGTCCCGGGACCTGGTGCGGAGATGCCTTTCCAAGACGACACCCATATCCGCATGCAAAAATGGGGTGCGAATTTAAGAACAAACACCGTAAACCTTGAAAGTGATTTGATTGGGTTGTCCCGCCCACTTCAGCGAGATAACATAGAAACGAATCAATATAAGGATCACAAGGCACAAACGTCTCAAATCACGTATGCGACAAATCAACCATTTGTGGAGGAAAGTCGAGCAAGCCATCCTGCATGGAGATATCGCGATTTAGAACATCCGCGATGGGAAATGCCCATTATTAATCCACAAGCAAATTTGGAAAAACCATTCCACAATAATATTCAAACCCGTATTTTAGAGAAAGATTATTACAAACCATCAGTCTCTGTTTCTTTTGATAACAGTCGCGCGAATCCTACCTCTGTCGATTATTATTTATCAAAAAATTAACCGAACTCCGAATACGCTAGTCGAAGGGGTTGAATAGAAATGATTTTATTATATCTATTGTATATAAGATTACTATATACAATGGAATTAGCGATACCCCTAATCGCAATGGGCGGATTATACATGGCCTCTAGGCAGCAAAAAAAAAATAGCGAATATTGTTCAGATGAAGAATATGAAGAGGGATTTAAAGGCTACACGGATTTACCCAATACGAATTTACATAACGTGAATTATCCAACCGAGTTTCCGGTAAAGTCTCCTCCATTGGACAATACCGAACGATTATCGCATAATAATAGTTATAGTGGAAAGGCATATACGGACAAATATTTTGGACCAACAAACCCAAAAGATATTCACGATCCAAATCGCTGGAATAAGGGTAGTAGCGTGGCCGCAATTCCACCAGTGGTATCAGATGGCGCCGAATTTCGTTCTTTAACTGGAGATATGGTTGAAGGTGATTATTTCCGTCACAATAACATGGTCCCATTTTTCGGGCGCAAGGTAACTACGCGCGATTTTCATGCGAACCAGAATGAGGGCCTAATGGACAACTATTTAGGAAAAGGTTCTCAACATGTTGATAAAACCGAACAAGCTCCTCTATTTGCACCAAATGATAATTATCAATGGGCATATGGAACACCAAACCAGACGGATTTTATGCAATCGCGCGTGAACACAGGAATGAAAATGTCGAACGTCCTCCCATTTAAGCAGGAAAAGGTCGGACCCGGTGTAGGCCTGGGTTATAATACGGAGGGCAGTGCTGGATATAATTCCGGTATGTTAAATCGAGAGGCTTGGATGCCCAAAACAATTGATGATTTGCGCACAAATAATCACCGAAAGGCGTCTGGTATCGCCCTCTATGGACACGAAGGACCGGCCATGAGCAGTATTACAGAAATGGGCACAATTGGTGCGATGGAAAAGAATCGCGTGGAACGCGCATTTGAAATGGGACAAGATCGGTTAATGACCACCACTGGCGCTGAAAAGGGGGTTACGCTTCGTCCAATTCAAGAGGACCGATACACAAACCGCCCGGAAACGACTACTGATTATACTGGTGCAGCCACATCGCAAACTCCGGGTATGTTCGTTGACGGAGAATACATGCCGTCTACGCGAAACAATTTTGGTTCTGTCCCACTCGCTGTTCCATTTTCGGCAGGGAAGGGTCATTTAAGTGACGCAGATTATGGTGCAAAATCACAGATGTCGTATGTGAACAATCGGTCAGCGAATCAACAAACGGATTATTTTGGTGTAGTTGGTGGGGCAATTGGCTCCGTCATATCACCACTGTTGGATATTTTACGACCCTCGCGCAAGGAAAATACGATAGGCACCTTGCGACCATATCAAAACGCCGGTTCAAAGGTTCCCCAATCCTATATTTTTAACCCGGCCGATCGTCTTGGAACAACGATACGTGAAACCACCGAGAAATCGAAATTCCATTTAAATGCAGGCACGAACGAAATGAACAAGGGTGGCTACACTGTGTCTGATGTGCAACCTATATCAAACAATCGTATGACCCAATCTGATCGTTTCTACGCTGGAAACGCTTCTGCTGGCGACGGAACGCGCGAAGCTCGTCCTTACGATGCCGAATATAGACAACGTAACAATGATATAAAATCTTCTACAATTAATGGACGGCTTGTGAAGGGAAATGCCGCGCTCATGAATAATAATATAAATGTTCAGACTGACGACCGAACCAATAATTTATCGAACAATCGTGCACCCGTTCCTGTAATGTCTCGTCAACCTCCCGGAATAGATAATATGGGCAGGCTGCAAGGTCGACAGGAATTGTATAGTGGGATGCAAGCGGATCGTTCAAATGGCGATGTTTTGAGCGTGCTGAAAGGAAATCCATATGCATTGAGTATTGTTAGATAACATCGGGGTGCGAAGTGTGTTATAATTACATCGAATCAAATGTAATTATATTTTAGAAAACAAATGCCCTATTTTAAAAAGGAACGGATATTATTGATACATATTCCAAAAACCGGGGGGACAAGTGTTGAAAAATATCTTAGCCTGCGTACAAAAACGGCTTTAGAACCAAATAGTCTATATTTCAGATATTATCCAAATACTATCCAGGATGAAGTAGACAAATACCGGCGTGCGTGGAAAACACAGGCTGCGAATATAATGGCGAAGACCGCCGATAAAAAAAAGGGGGTATTAAATTGCACATTATCACCCCATCTAGAAATGCAATATATCGATGACGCAAGTGAGAATAGCGATGAAGATTATAATATAGGAAATCGCAAATATTCTATGCCGGAATATCGCAAATTCAAACAGGTAGAACTAGCGAGCACACTTGGTCATTCACTACAACATTTAACCTGGCGCGAAATGCAACAATACAAGGACATTTTATGGGAAAATGATACTCAGCGCAATATCGTATCAGAGAATCTATACCAACGCAATGAATGTGAAATTATTACGATTGTGCGTAATCCATATGACCGGGTTGTATCCGATCTGTTGTTTAACGATATTATTAACGAAACTACCATACAAAAACCAAAAATTGTATGTGATAAACTAAAAAAGTATTTAGCGAAAGACGATACGTTCGATAATCACAAAATACCACAATATCTATTTGTAACGAATGAACATGACGAGTTAATAGAAAATATGATCATACTTAGAACTGAAACACTAACTGCTGATATGAAACATGTGGGGTTTGTTGATTTCAATTATAACCTTCAAGCATCAAAAAATTGTATCGAATCAAAAGAAACAAAATACAGTGCTGCTTTGAACAAGCGATCAATTGCACTAATAAACGAATATTATCGTCGCGATTTTGAATTATTTGGATACACAATGTTAGAATAATATGGAATACGTCTTTTCACTTAGCTTCGAAATCCTTCGAGTAGCGTTTATCCAAATAATCTAGACATAACAACCGCCTCTTTATTTTCAGCAGGAGTTTGAAATAACTGCTGCAACATACTATTATCGCGAAATCGAATCGTATAATCCTGTTGGACCTGGTTTCTACCGATTCTTCCCATCGCCTGAATGGTCTTTTGTTGAGTCATCTGTTTTAGATCCTTTCCGATAAATCCATGGCAGAACTGATAGTTCGTTCCGTAAATATAATCAGACGATGCTAAAATTACAAATAACTGTTGTTCATTCGCCAATCGCTTCATAATTTCAATATATCTAGGATTTGCCGTTTTTTCATCGACAAACATCCCAATCCCGAGTAACAGCAATATTTTCTTGTCGTCGTCTACCTCGAGAGCCATGATTTCACAAACATCCTCGTCCGAAATTCTCGGAACAAATGCGTTGGATATTTCTTTACCACCTGGAACCCACACACTCTGGTGTCTATGAGTATTCGGTATATACATATGATCTAGATTTACCGGCTGAATCGACGCGCGCAATTCGTCCAATTGTTTATGAAGATTCCCGTTTGATACGACTTGCACATCGCGATTATATTTATGGTCGTTTTTTTTATTGTCTCCCTTACCAGAGCTCGGCTCTTTCGCTTCCTGCGCGGCCTCTTTGTCTTCAAGTTGCTGTTCAACCTGCGACAATTTCCGCTGTATCACATTATTTCGCGCAATGTTTTCAGAGATCCCCTTGAAGACCCGCTCTGGTATTTGAGAAGTCTTAATATAAAATCGACCAATATTTTCGACATTATCGGCTAAGAATATACTCGGACCGTCAGTCAATGTATGTGCGTCGCACGTGGTGATCGATACTCCAGTAGGCATCGTTTGTGCAGGCGGTTTGTTATCTTGAACACTTAGCACTCGTGTGATCTTCTGACCCGCATTTGGCGTTTGATAAGTCGAGCCACCTTGTAAACTAGTCGTTTTTCGCAACGCATGTGCCGCGAATTTTGGTAGTTGTTCGATCGATAGTTGATCATATATTTGAACCCAACAATCGGGATTAATATTCTGCAATACGCATAGATAATATATTTTTATACTATTCATTGTAATCGATCCAATACCTTCTTCAAAATACGTCGCCATATTAAACTGTTCAGCTAATGCATTTTCAGTATGGTTCGCAACATGTAGTAATCTGGTCACTTCAGAAAGATCGAAATATCGCAACATTGTTTTGTTCTTGATGCAGTGTGCTACACATTTCTGCAATTCTTCATAATTACGATACAATAAGTGTGGAACGACCGATTTTCCATCCGGGTTTAATAATGCGATCGACTTTCGACAATCATGACTTGATATCGTTTCCACTTTAGCACCTGCGAATTTTGCACGATAATCGCCCAATACATCCGTAATTTCATCCTCATGTGGTAATGTCGCACAAGACAGCACGATCTTTGAAATACGATTTTCACGCCACACGGATTGAATGGTAGAATGCAATGGATGTTCGTCATAATCCATAGATATAGTTGGTTCGTCCCAGTAGGTAATCAAATCTGTGTCCGCGCGAACATTATCCGCATCACCCTCATATGTTGGACTGAACGCTAACATATAATGCATTGCGATCAAATAGGATTGCACGTCGCAAATCATAATTTCAACCTTATCACCAACGCTGTTGTTTACCCGCCCAATTCCGCCGGTTCGTTGGTTCAGAGTATAATCTGACGCTGCATAATAGTGCAATCGAATATCGTCTGCAGTTTCGCATCCAAAAGCGATGGCTATACGTTTATTCATAGACACCGCGGATTTTGCTAACGCTAGACCAATATGACGTGCCGCGCATATAAATATAATCCGATAACCCTCTGATAATCCGAGAGGAGTCAATGTCTTACCAGTGCCTGTTGGCGCAGTATACAACACAAGTTTGGATGGGACCGAGGCCATGGATTCCAATTTGGAATCCATACTGGTATTAGCGGGAGGTTTATATCGAAATGCGGTAAATATCTGCTTTTGATGTTCGAAAAGAGTTTTGTCTTCGTATTTCAACAAGTGCGGATTCTTCTCAATAAACTTATATGCTTGCGACAATACATCAGTCATCTCAAGATGATCGACACTGTGATTGATTACAGAATCCACAAATTTCATCACGAGCGGATTCATGCCGGATATTGTTGCGCGACGGACCTGCATCATGGTGTATAAATGAAATGCATATTGATCATTATGCGCATGGAGTGATTTCAAAATTTCACGACAAAAGTCCAACAAGATGTATTCGAAAATACCTCCTCGTTTCGTATCTAGTTTTTTATCAATAGAATTGATTCGAATGAGCTCACCCGATCTCAATGTAATCTTCTTGTTCTTTGACGACTTTTTATTATCGACCGGTGCGCCTGCGTCGGCAGCTGCGTGTCCGATTTCGCCATATTTGGATAGCATGTCTTTTACGATGGTTTCGAAATATTCTTGATATAAATATTCGTCAATTCCCCGGATGGTATCTTCGAGTTTCATTGTGATTCGCATAGAGAGCGTGTCGTTACGCCGCAAATTCACGTTATGATACCCGTCGATAATCATTTTGAGAATCGTTTTTTCCGCATCCGATACAGATACTTCAATATTCGTCCATTCTGCCCTGGAAAGTTTGTTTTGCGTGAGGTCCATATTTGATTGTTAATTAGTATATTTACTAGAGTTACTCTATATAGATTATCTCTCGCATAGTTCAATTTTATTACATTTTTTGTATTGTATATAAACACTGTAATGTATATACACACTATGTCTTTATTCGCAAAACTATTTAAGTTCGTCATATATACAGTCGAAAAACATAATATTGATGAGTCACATGGATTATCTCACGCATTCAACATCTTATTACATGCGAATAAAATATACGAGAGTGAATTAAAAAAATGTCCCGAACTCGCAAAATACGAAAAGGTTATTTATGTCGCATCCATCGTTCACGATGCATGTGATAAAAAATATATGGACGTAGAAGTCGGGTTATATGAAATTGAACAGCTTCTCTTCCGTGAAAACATGGGATTAAGTTCGTCAGATATAAATGCAATTCGCGATATTATATCTACTATGTCTTATTCAAAAGTAAAACAGCATGGATTTCCATCACTGGGTGAATATCAATACGCATACCACATTGTAAGAGAGGCCGATTTATTATGCGCATATGATTTTGATCGATGTATGATATATCAAATGTCCACACATAATAGTAACATTGAAGATGCATTTGATGACGCGATTCGTTTATTCGACAATCGCGTGTTTCGACACAATGATCATGGGCTGTTTATCACTGATTATTCGAAACAACTATTTCCGACTCTTGAAATGCAGTGTTATGCGCGAATTTCACACTGGCGAATAATGCTCAATCTAAACATATAATTATTACTAGTTTGATATTCTTGGACGTTGTAATGCGCCGGGTGTGCGATATTTCAATATATCCCCGGCGCGAGTTGTTGTAGGAAATTCGTGTAAACCATATGTATCTTGCAATAATAGCCACTCAAACATACCTCCACTATATACATACACATCTTCAAATCCAAGCTCTTCTAACTGTTTCTCTTTACTATCTACCGTAGTGTCCGTCGAGTTCTTTCCGTATATAATGACGGTTGGATACAATTTTGCGGAATGATTCAAACAGTCATTTATCGTTTGTTCTTCTATTTCATATCGGAGTGTCCCTTTTATTAAACAAGTTTGCAATTCAGGCACAAGAGTATTCAGAATAATAAAACGGGTTGGATTATTTATCGCGTGTAATACATCTTCGAAACCTACCTTTTTAGTTGATTTTGATTTGAACCAACTAAACATAGTCTTAATTATAGAAATAAATGCTGTATTATTTATACACCTTTTATTTATCATTCTCACGCAAACTCTTAAACTTCGGTTCGCTTCGCCTACGTTTTCATCCAAGACTAATCCACAGATAAATCTCCATCTATATCCTCACTATCATCTCTCGGTGTCCTTCCTACATTATCGACTATATTCATTGATATATCAAACTGGAACATGTTTGTATTCGAGTTCGCATTTGAATTGAGCGCTCCTTCTAACCACGTCCGTATAAGCTGATTTAACGATTGACTCAATTCGGTTTCACCTGTCGTTTCTGGTTGATTCACGGGATCCGTATTATTTACCGGCTGGCGAACATTATACCGACATACCGGACAACTCGAACTACGTCTAAACCATTGCATAAGTGCACGACGTTTAAATGCATGACCACACCCGTTTATTTTACATATGACGTCTCCCACTTGAAAATGGTCTAATGAAATTGGGCACTGATTACCGCTCAAATCTACAGACAATTCGGCAGTATAACCATACGTTCTGGTTGAGGAGGATATCTCTTCCGCAGTCAACGGCGAAGTATTTTGCTCAGTTGGTTGAAGTAAATATGTGAATAACCACATATTATCGGCGACAGTTGTAGATGCACGTATCGGGGAGGTGGCCGCGGGCATGGGCGGATTCGTATCAGGCTGTAGCGGAGTTGATCTAACTGTAGGCGCACGGCCTGCTCTTGGTGGGTTGCTCGATCTGCCGAAACGGGCCTGTTGCAATGATCGTGAAGTTGTGGCTTGTGATGTTTGTAAACTACGGATTAATTCGCGCATATTTGTATTAAAGCCGTGTATATTTTGATTGTATTGTGAGACCACCGTAGACGACACATCATTTGATACCATATATTCACGCATACCGGTTGTATACTCGTGCACACTTTGATTATAGTGCACGGCCATATCATATATCGTATCTAATGTGAGTCTATGTTGTCGCATAAATTCACTTGTATATTGGTCTTGAAGTGTATCATCCGGCGCGAGCGGAGCCGGTATGGTATTATTGTCCATTCAAATATTACTATATAAAGAGTACGCTCTATATAATATTAATTTAAATAATATATTCCGTTAAATGACCACATTATCAAAAGGCGACGGTCGAACCGGATTGGCGAATTTAGGCAATACATGTTTTTTGAACTCGTGTGTCCAGGCATTAAGTCATACATATGAACTACAGGCAGTATTAACCACCGAAAAATTTGAGCGCGCGCTGAAACACTCAACCGATGAGAATAATCTCATTTCGGAATGGATTAATCTCCGCGAGGTTATGTGGTCTCAAAATGGTGTAGTATCACCGAATCGGTTTGTTCATCACGTTCAACAGCTTGCCTTAAAAAAGGATCGTGATATGTTTACGGGCTGGGCACAAAATGATCTGCCCGAATTTTTATTGTTTTTAATTGAATGTATGCACAATACGGTTTCACGGTCGGTAAAAATGAAAATAAATGGGAAAATCGAAAATGATACGGACAAGTTAGCAACCGCATGTTACAATATGTTAAAAAAAACATATTCATCCGAATATTCCGAAATTATGGAAATGTTTTATGGAATTTATGTTTCTGAATTGTCTTCCATATCCGGAACGACGATTCATTCTGTAAACCCGGAAAATTATTTTATTCTGGATTTAGAAATACCCGATAAGACATCGACATTATACGATTGTTTTGACGCATTTACTGCATACGAAACAATGGAGGGTGAAAATGCGTGGTTTAATGAAGCGACCAAAACGCGCGAAGCTGTGCGCAAAAGAATCACATTTTGGAATTTTCCAAAAATATTGGTCATTACATTAAAACGTTTTTCCGCGGATGGTGTCCGGAAGCGCCAGGATGTTGTTGATTTTCCGTTAACCGGTCTAAATTTATCAAAATACGTTAGTGGATATAATGCAAAACAATACGTGTATGATTTATACGCAGTGTGTAATCATACGGGCGGCACAATGGGTGGACATTATACTTCCTATGTAAAAACACGCGAGGGTGAATGGAATCATTATAATGATACACATGTTGAACGCAATATTTCCGAAAACAAGATTGTGTCCACTAAGGCATATTGTATGTTTTATCGCAAGAGGTAATTTTTTGGCCGAGCCGTAGCGATAGCCGAAGGAGTTTATATTTAGCATTATTCGTGAACTCCGAAGACGTTCGTCGAAATGAAGGGGGATGTAAGATATATGATGTTCTTAATTGTTTATATAAAAAATATCCTTTTCTTATATACACAACTAGTAAATAAAATATGGGGAACACATTCTCGAATATAAGAAATTCATCATCGCCCGCCCCATCCGCCACATATACAGTTACACCTGCGCCATTTACGTCTCCGCCAGCAAGCAATACAGCTTCATCTCAATCTTCAACGACGAATGGAACGTGTGCCACCGGAACGACGACTTCATCTTCGTCCACAACAACTACAACGACTGCAGCATCACCCGCTGCATCTGTCCCATTTACGGGTTCAAGTGATGCAAAATCGAAACAAGTATTGAATGAAATTTTTAACTCGACAACCTTCTCCATTATGTTTTGGGTCTTTACATCATATGTAGTATATAAACTAGGTGTCGCCATTTTCGCAACGCGCGATCCCGGATTAGCATCTGCTGCACAAATGGGATATAGTCGAACGATCGATATTATTTTAGGCGTGAGTTTGATATTATATATGGTGTATTGGTATTCCAGTCTAAAGGCGTCCGATCAGGATAATATACTTGGCTACTTTATCTCTTGGACACAAGAATGGCTTGATGACCCATGGTCATTGTTTGAACTTGTCTGGTTTACTATCATATTTTTTATACTCGTATATATTTTACGGGTGCCCATGGCTCCTGGAACGAGTCCGGCACTAGTCAATCTAATTGAACACAAAATATGGATATTTTATGCTACATTTGCGATTATATTCTTCTTCAAATATGTTCTTGGTATTCCAATAATAAGTTTATTGTTTAATAATACGTTTATGAATTATTTGAAAAATGCACAACCGTCCACTTCGTCTATATACGATTCAATTTCAGCAAAGACCGTTTCTCCAAAGGCCGCGTCGTCATCAACAACCATGACCACTACGAATAATATAGTAAGTAGTCCGGCATCCTGTGCTGATACAAATCAAGTATTTAACGTATCAAATAACTTGTATACATACGAAGAGGCACAGGAAGTATGCAAAGCGTTCGATGCGACTTTAGCCACATACGACCAGATTGAAAATTCCTACCAAAATGGCGGTGAATGGTGCAACTACGGTTGGTCGGACGGACAAATGGCGTATTTTCCCACGCAAAAGGCTACCTGGTCAAAATTGCAACAGAACCCCAAATCAAAGCATGCATGCGGTCGTCCAGGCATAAATGGCGGTCACATTGCGAATCCTTATGTGCGGTTTGGCGCAAACTGCTATGGTGCGAAACCCAAGCAGCCCGATAATTGGGTCCCGCCAAAATACGAACAACCGTATGATCTCATTAATGTCGACTTAACCGAAGATAAAAATTCCAAGGTTCGCGATAGTGTTAACTTGAATAGTTTCAATTTAAATAACTGGTCTAGATATTAACTCCTCTGGCTCTTGCACGCGAAGTTTTTATAGATAAAATTGAATACTAAAATACATACAATTCTGAATAACATTCTATATCAAAACATATAATGTTACCACCTGTGTTCATTTTAACGCGCTATTTATATATCAAAGAAGATGTGTGGGCATCTTTGATGATGTCCGTGCTGAATAAAGATGTCGACCAGACCCTATTTTGGGTTTGCGAGATGTATTATTCAGGATTTGAAGAAGAATTGGCCGAATATTTGATCGTTCTCTATGTCGAATTCTTTCGATCAAAGAATCCCCGCTTGGAACCGATTTTACGAAAAATGGCCGCATCTATTTCAGAGGGCGCACATATTGCTGCGACTATGGCTGTTAATATGACGTCCGCTCCTCGAAAATTTGTCGTGCAGGATTTTACGGTTAAGCGCGCAGACACCGAGGTAGAATGTCTCGGCGAAACGCGCATTATAATCCGCATTTCACCGGATGCGCTTTTAAAATATCAAAATGTATTTAAAAATCATGATATTGGATTGCCTGCTCGAAAAATATTGCAGAAAGTATGCACATATTCAACGCGTAAAGATTTGGTGGAATTGTTTCAAAGTTCGCATAATAATATTCCACACACAAAATTATGTGAATATCATCGCATCGATCATAATTGGGTATATTTCGCATCATTTTCGCCCATCTGGGCAAACCGAATCGCGGAATATGACGGAGTGATCGATAATGAAAACTGTCGCGTAGATTTCCCAAACGATGACTGTGTTGAGCGCTTTTATGAAGAATATGGATACGAACCGGACGAACAGAAAATGGAAACGTTAACGAAATTTATGCATTTTACCAGAGAACCACAACTCACAATGAAAGCAATATGCTGTATGTTTAATCCCACGAAATCCGTGCGCGTAAAGCGTCCTAAAAACGCCATTCAACACGCATGATGATGTGGATGAAAATATAGGTGAGTTTGAACAGATGTGTTCGAGAAAGGAAGGCAAGTTTAACGCCTTATTTTTTACGCGAAGACGAACCTTTTTCCTTCTTCGTCTGTTTTTTCGCGTTTTTTCTTCGACGTCTTGAATTTCTAGATGTGTATTTTTTCTCTTGTGTATTACCAATCATATCGAATAACCGATTGAACATCTCGTCAGATATCACCGGGGCTTCTTCACTATTTATTTGATTGGTCGAATCCGAGCAGTGTTTTGATTTAAATTGCAATACAAACATCGGTATGCCTAAATCGCGAAACCGTTCAAATTGCGAACTTTGATCGCCATATACTTCACGATAATTTTCATCATATTCATTGTTTATGGGCAGTTCCATACGACGAATTGCATTTCTTGATGGATATATACATTTACCGCCCGCGCAATATGTCGGATACCCTTCAGATGAAATCATATTATATAGAATATCACTAGATACTTGTGTTCGGACGGGAAACGTAGGCGCTAGTCAAATTGTTCTACCTGGATTAACGGGTGTAACTCCGTTTCAAATCGGGTGTCGCAGTAATATCCCGTTGTTGTTTCAAATAATCAATGACGAAACTAACTTGTTGCGGATCCGTCATAATTTTGCCTAAATGTTGTTCTAAAAACCCAAATGTTAATGGTGAATATTCTTTCTTTTCGTAGACTTTTAAATCACCATCAGGCAGAATGATTTTTCGATTCGCAATTCCCGCCGAATCCAATCCTTTACAAATTTCATCCGATAAATTACTTCGTTCGTCTCGCATTAGTTTCGTTCGTTCGTTAATCAATTTCAGTTGGGAGTCCAATTGAACCCACCGTTTGATTTTTGTAGTAATATCGCCGCGAGAAACCAGAGATAGGGGTGAGCGATTTAACTCCGACGGCGGCAACCGAATGATTTGTTCACCGTTATTGTTCGAATCCATTTGTATTTTCGTTACAAATGAATTTTTATATTTATACCTTTCACAAAACTCAGGACGAAATAATGATAGGAGTTTCGGAAGACACGTATAATCCACCCAACTGATTTAATACTCGAATCAATAGCCATAAATTCGCCAAGATAATGAACGTAACCACAACAATATAAATACATAACAGCCACATGTATGGATATACTTCATTATAAATCATATTACTTATAGGCTTTACAATTTCGCGCAAATTTTTGCGAGTATCCTCACTTTGCAACATTTCTATGCAACTATCACGTATCGATTTCATTCCCTATTTTTTGATATATATGTAGAAGGAACCTACCGTATTTTTACGAACTTCTTCGGTTGTCGCCTACTGCGCGTAAAGTAATGCTATTTGAAATATGCGATAAAATTATTATAATTGCTGTGTAATGAACGGGATCTACAATATAAATGATGCATCGTTTCAATTTGACCAACTTATGCTTACGCCACCTACCATTATAGCAGGCGGAAACCACTTTATTAAATACTCGGTAAATGGTTCGCCACTTTATATACAACCACCGAAATGTTTAACACGCGGGACGATAGCCAAATCGAATAAGCGCGCTCATTGTGATCTTATGTTTTCAAACCAAGATGTTCATTTAATAAAATGGATGGAGGATTTAGAAGCGCATACATGTAAACAAATCTATGAAAATCGCGCAAAGTGGTTCGAATCAGATATGGAACTGTCCGATATTGAAAACTATTTCGCATCCCCTTTAAAACTTTACAAATCCGGCAAAAATTATTTAACTAGAGCAAACATTCCTACACGTTTAGGCAAAATCAATCTCAAGATATACAACGAAAACGAGGAAGAAGTCGACCCCGAGACAATCGCAGACAATACCAATATTGTTACTATTTTAGAAGTGCAGGGCATCAAATGTTCTGCACGTAGTTTTCAAATCGAATTTGATATGAAACAAATGTTGACTTTATCGCCAGTAGATATTTTCGAAAAATGTATTATTGTTAGTAAGTCGCCCCCCACGAGCGTGAGTCGATCTTTCGACGAAGGCAAAAATGAACGATTAAATGTCGAAACTGTTAACCAACGGACTTTAGTGGATACCACCGACCGGAACGCAAAATCGCATACTCAGAATAACAATACTGTTCTTGACGAAAATGTAGTTCAATCGAAGCAGCCCGCAGTTTACGGATTAAACTCCGAAGATTCTAATAAAATAGGAGGTGCTATTCCTGATGCATATAATACTTTCGCAAATCTCGATATAAAATCGAATATGTCGCAAATGGATTCTGACCCATTTAGTGAACTGCATCAATTTGAAATGAATCTTAATTTAGAAGATATTCCAGAAACAGAAAACGTAACTATCAAATCTAGAAACGATGTGTATTATGAACTATACAAGGAGGCCCGCAAAAAGGCCCGCATATCACGAAATCTAGCACTACAATCTTATTTAGAGGCAAGAGAAATTAAAACAAAGTATGATCTGGATGATATTGAAAGTGATGAGGAGGATCGGTTTTTTAATAATATATTAGATGCCGGTTCTGTCGCACATTAACCGCAATTGATAATTGATGAAAATGTAGGTCAACATGGCGAGCAAAATTCCGAAGGAATTTGATATTAAACCAAGTTTTTATCAACTAACATCTACGTTTCCAATGACGCATATATTTAGTAATATCATGAATTCTAACTATAGTTCTGTAAAAATTTTATCCACCGTTTATATAAACGAAAATGTTTAAGGCCTTGTCTAGTTTCGTCCAATCTGAAAATGCTAAATGGGTGTTTGTAGCCATTGTTGTCTGTATTATGCTTTATTCCGTGATGTCTTATTCAAACGGCAAGGTCGCGGTAAGGGATGGTATGTATTCTGATGGTAACGTCATGTCTACCGTTACTCCTCCCGTCAATAAGTTGAATCCTTCGAACTTTGGAGGTCCGGCTGTAACCGCCGAATTAACTGCGGGTGCTTCCGATTATCAGGTTGCTCCTACGAATAGTCCGGATGAGCTCCTCCCTCGCGACGACAATAGCAAGTGGAGTGAGTTAAATCCCGTTAACAGCTCAAATGGTCAACAAATGCCCGACTTGCTCAACGCGGTATCTCGCATTGGCTTGGATACTATCGGACAAACCATGAAAAACGCGAACCTACAGCTTCGTTCCGATCCTACCATCGCAAAACAGAATGTGGGACCTTGGAACAATAGCACATACGAACCCGATCTAGCACGTGTCCCTCTTGAACTCGGCTGCGGCGCCCCCTAAATATTTTCAGAGTGAAATCCGAAGACGCGGTCAAAGGAGTTTAGAAACAAATAATACTTTGTTTTGATTTTATGAGTGTATATATATACTCATAAATGGATAAAATAGATATGTTTATATACACACTGATTCTAGGTATTCTAGTCATTTGTGGATATATATATTACGATTCTGATGCATTTCAATTGAAATGTATTGTTTCGACCGTGGATGGAAATAAATACTGTGTGCGCGAGCGCGAAAAACTCCAGGAGGCAGCAGATATGCTTGCTCGCATTACAGTAAAATGCAAGGAGTTGGTCGACTTTGTCCACAAAAAACACGGCGATCAAGATAATGTGAAGCGTCTCGTAGAAGGATACAACCCACAACGTGTGATGGAAACACTCCCAACCAGTGAGTTTACCGCGTTTAGTGAGAATAAGGGCGAAAAAATTGCGTTCTGTTTGAATACTAAACGAGAGGGTGTGTCTAATATGATTGATGAACATACATTGATGTTTGTCGCCATACACGAATTAGCACATGTTTGCACCAAGTCAATTGGACATAAGACCGAGTTCTGGGACAACTTCAAATTTTTACTAGAAAATGCGAAGGATGCGAATATTCATTTACCGGTTGATTACAAAACAAAACCTGCCGAATATTGTGGAATGAATATTAAAGATAATCCGTTTTACGACAACTAGAACATATATGCCGCATCTATACTATAAAAACATCATTTTATAGTATATAAATGAGTACAGATATCATCGTGCCTATACCGTTGAATCAGGTATATAAAATACATATATTAAATGCGCAAGGAGAAGTCGAGCGCATATTTGTATTTTGTGCAGGAATGTGCTCTGTAGAACATATGACCAGCCTATTTAGCGATAATGAATTGGTATATTACAAAGAAAAAAACGTGGATGTTGTATTTTCGTCTCGGTTAATTCATCAAGATGATACCATACACGAAATTAAACAAAAGATTGTGGCCGAACTTACAGAATTTCATGCAAAATCTGAGGCCGGAGAATATTCCCTTTCTATCGACGAGTTGTATTTGTTTGGTAATGCTAAGAAAGATTTAGATATGGTGAAACTTTACCAAGATGCTACAATTAATGAAACGATTCCCCTGACCAAGGAGCGTTTTTTTCAATATGTTACCAATATTAACGCGGATCCGTATATTTTGGAGGCAAATTATAACGCGACTCACACTTTGAGTCGAGACGTTTTTAATTATGATGATTGGATGGCTATAGCCAAAACAGGACCCCGTGAAATTTGTGTTCCAATCGGCATGGATTTCCAAGAATCTTACGATTTTCGCTTCCCCAGCAATCCGTATCACCACCAACTCTGGACACAAAGTGTCCAATTTGAACCTACCAAAAATAATATTCTTCTCACATTTGAAAAATCGGTATTGCTCGATTATACGAATTCTACACACATCATGGTATGTTTGGCCAAGAATGTATATACACACGCAGAAACCGTTAATATTCCAGGCGAATATTTTAGTAATCTCTATTTCCCCTTTTTACAAAAACGCGGGCTCACGTCTCGAACCCTATTGGCGAATTCTGCCGCCGATATAGCAGCCGAATCATCGATACCCATAAATAGCACTCAATTTAAACGCAAACAGATGGTTCTTGATACATTCCGCGAAATTTATTGGACGCGCCAAAATAATTCTGAACTGCCCTATATCGAGCGCGGTATACGAGAATATTCGCTTACGATTCGCGCGAGCGATTATTCACACGCTCTGCCGATGGACCTTCTATTTCGTAATTTACACGCGACTGAACAAATACCATTTATCAAATATAATCCTGGTCCAAGACGCGAAAATATGTACCGCCTGTATTCAAACGAAATTTCCACCGATGGTCGAAAGATCCCCCTGCTTTCCGAATCCGTCATCATGCGGTTGTCTCGAGAAACCGGAAAGGGTCGCCAAATATCTATTTATATTAACGCCGAACACCCCATTTACGTAAATATTCACACAAACTCTGAAATCGAAATAACTGGATCTTTCATGTCCCCTGTATCCGTCGATGCATTAGACAAACTACTTATCTCACATGTCGCGCCAATTATTACCCAAATGAATAATATATTGAACCCATCCGGCTACACTCTTTACGGTTTCGACGGTATCTATGGATTTCATGTGTATAAAACGTTGTTCACCTATCAAGCCGTGTTACCTATTGAAAATAGGGTTAATTTAGAGGATCAACTTAATTATATTACGCAGATTTTTGATGTCACTAGCACAGATGTATCAAAAGGCGCCAAGATGCGCTTCAAGCGCGTTCGAAATTATCGCGAAATGGACGCGAAATTTTCGGTTATTCGCGAGATATATGACCGAACCGGGAATTCCGAAGATGTGATTCAGGGTCTCGTAGACAATTTTGATATTACCGAACAAGAAGCTATATCATTATATGCGGAATTTCGTTCTCAATTCCAAGTACTAAACCGGCGCGTTATAGACAATCCTGGATTTCCTACCGAATTTCAAATGAGACCACTTAAGAATGAACTTGTCGTCGAAATCCAGTCTATATCGTCGCCGAGATATCTAGATATCATATACCAATATATCGATACTATTTTGAGATTGTCTCAGAAACCTAAAACAGTTACTATTTCTGCACCAAAACTAAAAACATTTAAGACCAAGGTTCGTGTTTCTGAAAAGGTTGTATTGGATGAAGTTGAAACTGTTATTGCACCCGCCATCGCCGCTATAGAACTATATAAACCCATGCAATTTCATTTGGAAAAGGACGAGGAAGAAGATATTCCCGTAGAAGCAGACTCGCGCCCACCAACCGGTCTAGATTTTGAAGATGAATTTGATTATAACTATGACGAAGACGTTGCTGTGGATGAAACGGATAATAAATTGAACGATGTTGAATCAGACGATGAATATTACGGCGGTGTTGGAACTCCCGAAGAAAACCTGGAATATAAGGCAAATATTGATGGTATGCCCATTAAAAACCCCAGCCCGTTTTTCAAACGAATGTTAGAGCGCGACCCCGTATTATACGTAACCGAAGAATCCAGCAAATTCCCACTTTATTCCAAGGCATGTCCGTCTGGTGACAAACGTCAACCGGTTATATTAACCGATGCCGAAAAAAAACGAATTGATGAGACCAATCCTGGATCATACGGGAAGGCATTATTATACGGATCATCAGAAGAAAAGAAGTTTTGGTATGTGTGTCCAAGATACTGGTGTTTGAAAACAAACTCAAGTATAAGCGAGGCCGATGCGAAGGAGGGTAAAAAGTGCGGCGCCATTATACCCCGCGGATCCGATCGTGTTCCGCCAGGAGCGTATGTTTACGAATTCAATAATCCAAAGGTTCATATGAAAAACGACAAATATGTTCAACACGTTCCGGGGTTTCTTAAAAAGGACAAACATCCCGATGGCCTCTGCATTCCGTGCTGTTTCAGCAAGGAGTGGGATTCAAAAGACCAAAAGGGGCGCCGCGAACAATGTGGCTATGCGGAAGAGGGTGAAGCCGAAACTGAGGCCGAGGTTGAAAAATCGGATACCGGGACAAAAACAAATAAGGTTGTCCGTAAAAAGGCACAACCCACTCAAAAAACACAACCCCAAAAGGTCCTTTCCTACGTAATGGGATCGGTATCTTACCCGCTTCCTCAAAATAGATGGGGCTTTTTACCAGAATCGTTGCAATTGTTTCTTAAAACCGATAATTCCGTATCAGTTGATCCGCAAAACCCTGCGCTTATTCTGTCCGGTGAAACGTGTATATTACGATATGGAGTTGAAAAATCGGATAATCAATCCTTTTTCGCATGTTTCTCATATTATTATGCATATAAGCACAGTCTACCTACGATTCCATCTATAAACGAGTTCCGTGCGATTTTTTTAAACTCGATTGATATTGATTTGTTTATCCGCTACCATAACGGCAATCTCGTCTCCATATTCCGACCTCGCTTGGTAACACGTTCTGAAATAGCTATTGAAAAATACTCCGAATCCGCATTCTACAAAACAATCGACCTGAACGACGAAACCCAGGTTGACTATCTCGAAGATACAATCACATCTTATGAAAATTTTATACAGTATATCCAAGATGAGAAGTCGGTCATTGACCACACATATTTATGGGACTTTTTTTGCAATCGCAATCCGAAACTCCTATTGGATGGTATGAATCTAGTTATCTTACAAATTTCCGATAATGATATCACCGAAAAGGTTCAGATGATATGTCCATCAAATGCATATTCTCATGCAGAATATAATTCGCGCAAGGAAACGGTTATCTTGGTAAAACAGGATAAATTTTACGAACCAGTTCAATTATACGAACAGCACGACACCATTGTGGTTGCTAAGACCGACGATGTAGTATATTCGTTGAAACGCGGTGAACGCGTATACGATTCGAGTGTGATTGATTCAAAACGAAATGTAAAATATACTTTGAAACAGGGCGAGACCAAGAAAAGCGATCTCGTATTTAAAAAGGCATTTGTTGAACATACTGCCTTGGACGAAATAAAAGAAATGTTAAAACTTATCAGGGCTACCACAAATAAATACTGTGCGCCGCTACCAAGTATGCCGCGCAAATATGCGTTTAAACAAAATATGCCTATCTTGGACATTGTTCGTATACTTAAGACCGCACACTATCAAATTATATCTCAAATATTGAATTACCGAAATAAAACAATTGGTGTTTTGGTTAAAAAACCCGACGACGGCCGTTTACCAGTATTTGTCCCCTGTTTTCCGTCCGCTATTGCTCCCGATTTGGAAACCAAATATATGGACGATGACTCCCTATGGATTGATTACAGAGATACGCGCGATCGATTAAACGAGATTTCGGTCGATACTAAGGGAGGCGTATTTACCAAGCCTACCGTTAAAATTGTAGAAGATGGTCTGGTGGTTGGATTTTTAACAGAAACCAACCAATTTGTTCAAATTAACCCACCAACCCAATCACTCGACGAAGACGGCATAGCAGTTGTCGAACATTCCAGCAATTCGCAAACAACCGCTGATAAAACACTGACCACATGGAAATACGAATCCAAGACTCGCCGCCGAGTCATACGAAATATCAACCTAGAAACACAATTTTATAACATATTCCGAAGCTTGGTTCGTATCCAATTAAATGATTATGATCATCGCAAAATACGCCAAGAAATATTAAATACGATCGACGATAATCGATATTCCTATCACGGAAAGTTGAAACATATAGAAAAGCAATTGCATATGTTGCTCGACGACAAGACCAGTTTTGACGAAATCAATCCTGATAAATTACGGTCACTTGAAACGGTTGTTATGTGTCGGATCAATTCAGACACGCAGAAATGCGAGTCAACAGATACGATGGGGACATCTACCAAATTCTGTTTGACTACCGACGACGGAAAATGTCGAACAATTTTCCCGAAATTACATCTGATTAGCGGAAAAGAAAATCAACGCATCTATTTCGGTAGAATGGCGGATGAATTAATACGATACAGTCGAATTCGCGTGTTTATGTTTCAACCAAAAACATACATGAATATTACCAATACTGATTTACAGATTAATAACGACGAATTGTTTTTACTTGAAAGTCGAGTGTCGCGAGAATATTTCCGTAATATTATACCCTACACGACCGATAAATATGTTCACAATATTGAATACGATAATGCCCATCCAGAAATTACACAAACTTATGCGAATCGTGTGAATCTCGATGAACAATCCGCTATGACCAAAAATATACCCGAAACCGCGGATAAATTGGACGAATACATCTTGGATTGTATTCAACAAACGAAGTCGCGCGTCATTGGTAACGACAAGGCCGGTTCGTGGCGACCCATGTTTCCGGTGGAGGCAAAAGAGATTATGTTTAATAACACAAATGAATGCAGTTTCATTCCGATTATATATATTTTTCAACAAATATATCATACTAATCTTTCTGTGAAAAATATCAAGACCTCGCTCTGGAAAGAATATACCCGCCTCTTTGAAAATCCATCGAATGTAGATAAGATTTATGCGATATTGCGCAACCAAGGAAAACGTGTGATGATTGATCGTGTGAAAACCGGACGAGTTACGTTTGAAACAGTATTATTCAGCGAAGAATATTACATCACAGATCTCGATTGGTGGGTATTCTGTAAAACGGCTCATTTACCCGTGATTTTGTTTTCATCGACCACGTTGAAATATTTATCGTCTTCGATTACGTGGTTAAAATTAGGAGGAAAAGGTGTGGCGAACGAGAAATACTTCTTTGTTCGCTCTCCTGTAGACATTCGGCCAAATACTCCACCATCCTATCACGTATTACAATCAGGATATGCCTTTTCTGAATTAAAGGGCACATTATTTTTAGATGCCGAAAGAGGCGATGAACAGTATCGTCAAAACATGATTGCGCTCGATATATATCTTGAAAAAACCACGTTCATTTCAAAAAACCCTGCGAAATAATATTGATATAGATATATACATCTTTCGATGAACATTCTGTTATTTATATACATATTTTCGTTATTCGTTATTACGGCACCGAATGTTCTATTCAAAATATCCGGAAATTATGGTTTAGGTATAAATATGTTACATGCTGTCGTATTTACTGGTGTTTTGTATTTTACATATGATATTGTAAGCACCCCTATTGTTGAAGGTGCTTCGACTTCTGTATCCATAGATCTTCCGTTGTTGAATAGTAATAATACATCCAATTCAACGCGTGGGTCTTCTGGGTCTTCTGGGTCTTCTGGGTCTTCTGGGTCTTCTGGGTCTTCTGGGTCTTCTGGGTCTTCTGGGTCTTCTGGGTCTTCTGGGTCTTCTGGGTCTTCTGGTAAAACCACCCCCACTCCCATCAATTGCGATCAATATAAGGATTCTGATTTAAATCTACCGACCAAATGTTATAACGAATTGTGGTCAAAGGTCGGTTGCACCACACCTCTCAAAGCAGATTTTATACAGTGGTATTCGACGCAGACAAAAGCCAAGGCATTCGCGGATATGGGGTATTGGGCGACTGCGACTGATGACGATCATCGCACTGCTTGCTACGGGACAGAAAAGACTAAATGGCCTGGCGCTACCTCATCAACTGGCGCTACAAATGTAAAAGTCAATGTTCGTCCGTCTCAGTGGATAATGACTGGTTCTGGTAAAAACGGGACAACTCCTCCTGGTAAAAAGATTGGCGCGACATCAACCAATCAAGGTGATGGATTTAGTAAAGTTAATGTTTATGGCGATGCGACGGCTAAAGATTTTGATTCAGGAAATGGGACTTTTACTGCTCCAGCAGATGGTTTGTATCATATTCAATTAAATGTGTTTAGTAACGGGACCGATACTAATGGTCGGAATGTGGTGTTTGTATCAACTGGTGTATCCGGTGGCGAACAATATGCGGTATTTAACCAAAAATCAACAACATCTGAATGTAGTTATAACTGGACACAAATGGTGTGGTTAAGTAAAGGAGATCAGACATATTTCAGAAATGATAGTGGGGCGTCGCCTAATATATTTTATTATGCCGACAAACATACAAATCTCTCTATTATTCGGATATATTAACTCATTATGTGAGATATCGCTCAATTTGCGACCTAAATATGGAGCGATATTCGAAGCTTTCTCATCCAAATAATATTTATATGCATATAGATATATACATCTCATGATGAACATTCTGTTGTTTATATACGTTTTTTCGTTATTCGTTATTACAACACCCAATGTTCTATTTAAAATACAAGGAAAATACGGTTTAGGTATAACTATGTTACACGCAATTGTCTTTACTTGTCTTTTGTATTTTACATATGATATTGTAAGTTCCTCAATTGTTGAAGGGAATACTTTAACTACTGTATCCATAACAATTCCGTCATCCTTACTCACCGCCGGAGCTGCAGATGGAGAAGAAGGGCCTCCTGGTGCGACGAGTTCTACTGGTGCGACGAGTTCTACTGGTGCAACGAGTTCTCCTAGTGTAAGTCAATTAACGCCGATCACACAAAAAAACATTAGAGAAGCAGTTAATGCTTGGATATCTAATCCGAGCGCGGCAACAACTACATATGGAAACATCAGCGACTGGGATACGAGTGCGGTTACTGATATGAACCTGCTATTCTTCAACAAATCAAAATTTAATTCTGATATCAGTAGGTGGAATACGTCGAACGTTACCAATATGTATGCGATGTTCGCGAACGCCTATTCTTTTAATCAACCCATAGGCAAATGGAATACATCCAAGGTTAACAATATGCTCTACACATTTTTGTCGGCTACATCATTTAATCAACCCATCGGTGAGTGGGATACAAAAAATGTTACCAATATGTATGGAATGTTCGCAAGCGCTACATCATTTAATCAACCCATTGGCGAGTGGGATACGGAAAATGTTACCAATATGTATGGAATGTTCTCAGGTGCTACATCATTCAATCAACCCATCGGCGAGTGGGATACGGAAAATGTTACCAATATGTATGGAATGTTCTCAGGTGCTACATCATTCAATCAACCCATAGACAAGTGGGATACAGCCAAGGTTACCAATATGTCGTATATGTTCGCAAATACTAATTCATATAATCAACCCATAGGCAAATGGGATACTGCAAATGTTACCAATATGTATGGTATGTTCTCAGGTGCTACATCATTCAATCAACCCATCGACAAGTGGGATACTGCAAATGTTACCAATATGTCGTATATGTTCGCAAATGCTAAGTCATATAATCAACCCATAGGCAAATGGGATACGGAAAATGTTACCGATATGTCGTATATGTTCGTGAACGCCATTGCTTTTAATCAACCCATAGGCAAATGGGATACGGTCAAGGTTACCGATATGACCTCTATGTTTTGGTATGCTACATCATTTAATCAAAACATCCGTAACTGGAGTATGACTGCAGTCAAAAAGAAGGGAACCATGTTTGAGGGTGCAAGTGCAATGAAATCGGGAAAACCAGCTGGCGTTTAGAATATATAAAAAACTCTTTTTGCTCGCCGCACATTTACCCAAGTTTTATCCAAAACATGTGAAAAATATTTATTGAAATATTCAACATTCCAATAAATAATTATATACCATTATCATTTACAATATTATCAAGCGATCCATGGGCAATAGCCTATACGATTTCCTTAAAACCCCATATTATAATCATCGTCACACACACCAGATTCATCGGTGGTTCGAATATTAGACACATTATTCTGAATGATGATTTGCGATTTACTGCATTCGCCTTTATCGCCAGTAGTCGCAAACGCCGCATCAATATCTTTCGCGGTATCCGACACGTTTACATCAAACGCCTCTTGTTTCTCCATCTCCTTCATATCCAATACAATTTGGAACGCGCCCGTTCCGTAATTACCATATTGGCCACACATAACATTTGCCGATACTCCACGCATATGATCGAAATCACCATGACGCGCGGCGTTCAGTAATACCTCCGTGTGAACCTCAAACGTCGCCTTTGCGACAGGTCCCACATTATCACTCAATAGACCCGATCGGAAAATCGGAACCATATTGTAATTACACGTCATACGATCACACAACAATCCGAGATGGTGGTAATTAATATACACACCACTGAATTCCATCACATCCATCATTTCATTGTTGATCATTTGACGGGCAGCTTCAATGCCGAGCACGTCATAAATCTCTCGAATATCATTACTCAATGTGCGAGTTGTATCGATATAATCCAATGATAGCGCCTCCATCAAGTTGGTTCCGGTCGTATCCAACACCCAAATATCATTCTTCACATATTTGCCGTCCTCCTTTTGAATAGGCATATGCTTGTCTTCCGTGACTGAATATTGCCCCTTCTTCACAATAGGCATATCTTCCACCTTTCTGACCGCATTCTGGATTTTGCGCGCGATCACATTATCAATGTGGTTTACGCCACGCAACACGACTCCGTTCAATAATGCATCCTGAAAGTTGTTGAGTAGATAGATATCATCGGATTGGTCCAATGTCTCTGCAACACCCTTCTTCTTGTTTTTACTCAGAATGGTGCTGTTCACGCGAATTCTGAAAACCAACTTGTCGCTATTATAATCCGAATATACACACGATATGTCTCCGCCATATTGACTATTCGCAATGGCGAAATGCACATCGTCCATTGTTATATTCTTATCCAACAGCGTCTCCGCGTCGAGCTCCAAACGAACCACCCATTTCGATTTTGACTGACCTTCCGTAGAAGCGTCCGCCGCATCTTCCGGGCTCATGCAATCCGTCATGATCTTCTCAAATTCGCTATATTGTTCCATGAGTAATTGATCTTCTGCGATCGTTGTCGATTCCAATGATGGCTCAAAACACAATTGAATGTTTTTGGTTACATCCACGAGTTTAGTGTGTTCCATCATAGTCGCATACGCAGTCGCCTTGTCCTGATCAGTCTCATCCATGGGCTTCAAATAGACAGTGAGCGATGGATTCTTGGGGTTCTTCGTCAGACGAAGAATTTCTTCGATACGCGGCACACCTCGAGTGACGTTTGATTTGCTAGAAACACCAGCCAAATGGAATGTGTTGAGCGTCAACTGCGTTGTCGGTTCGCCAATCGATTGCCCCGCAATCACGCCCACCATTTCACCAGGATGCACTAGAGCCTCCTTGTGCTTCAATGCGATGGTCTCCAATAATGTGGACAGACCCTTTCTATGAAAGCGCTTGTTTACTAACAAATCCTTGGGCGATAAGTAGAAGTAATACATCACCTCGAACAATTTAGTGAGTGGGGCGAATGTGTATTGATTCATCTTCTTGAAATTCTCCTCGATCATTTCAAATGCCTCAAACGGTGTGATATCCACCACACTATTCGCATTTAATCCCAACTGTCCCTGCACATTGGTGATAATATTTTGAAACGATACGGGCATGGAGATCGAATTCTCGTTCTTATATTTGAACACATTTTTAACCAGTTGATCACGCATGTTCAACATGTTGGATATGTATTTTCGGCACATCTGTTGGGCGTCAGACTTCTGCTTTTTCATGCGAGAAATCGCCCCACGGTTGTATACACTCAACAGTTCACTCGATTGATCATTTACACCAATAATGTCGTAGTGCATGTAGATATCTTCAACACTCATACCGACCAAAGGAATGATCTGATGTTCAACGCGACCCGTATCGAACGAATCGTCGCCATATGCGAATTGAATAATCTTGCCCATATTGTTGCGGACAGTCATATCGTATTCAATCTTAAGATCTTCCAAACCTTTGATCAAACGACGCTGAATATATCCCGTCTGCGAAGTTTTCACAGCGGTATCAATCAAACCGATACGACCACCCATCGCATGGAAGAATAATTCGGTCGCAGTCAATCCGGAAATATAAGAGTTTTCGATGAATCCGCGCGCACCCGGACTGTCGTCAAATTTGTGGTAATGTGGTAGTGTGCGACCATCAAATCCATATGGAATTCGCTTACCATCAACGTTCGTCTGTCCCAAACAGGATATCATCTGGGAAATGTTGATGGGGGTGCCTTTCGATCCTGAATTAATAATGATGAGAAACTTGTTCGACGCGTCCAAACTATCGCGACCAATCTTACCAGCCTCATCCGTTGCTTTATTCAAGATGTTATTCACCGTGGTTTCAAACTCCGTATTATTTGTGCGAGACGTATTATTCTCAAACACGCCCAAATGAACCTGGTCAATGAGCTCCTTGACCTCGGCCTTTTGTTTGGCTATGGCGGCCAGAATCTGTGTTTGGGTCGTCTTGTTCGCAATCAAATCGCTAATTCCAACGCTATACGAACTGGTTTTCAAATATTCGGTTACAATGTTCTGTAAATTGTCGTTGAAATTCACACAGGCCATATTGCCGAAATCATTGTGAATGCGATGCAATAATCCCTTTGTAGTTGAACCGATAACCGACTTGTCCAGTTGACCGCGGAATAGTTTTCCGTTTTTAAGTTCAAATACATTCGGTGATGTTGCGAAATTGTCGACACCTTCCTTGTATTTCTTATCGTTTTTATATACCATAGTCAATGGCGGCATAATCTGCGAAAGAACGTCGAACGACGACAATGTCTTCCCCTTTTCGCGAATCGCCTCCGTATTTACATGAGGATACATCATCAACAGATTCATCGCCTCGCGCGGTGTAAAATTAATATTCGGTCGGGTCATTCTATAAGAACCCAACAATGAGT